GCCTATGGTCCTCCTCATACGGATTGGTTACCGTACGTCCGCACTACTGTGCGGACGCCCACCTGAGCTTGATGTCGACGGACTCAGGGCGTCCAAAACGCTCAAGATGATTCCTGTCAACGAATGGCTCTTCGCTGCGCTTAAGGAAAAACTTAAGTAGAGCACCAGTATTCTCCAGGCGATCAACCGGGAGTTTACTGACCACCTTCATACCCTTGACAAGAGGGATCTGAAGGTCAGAGCACATCCTCGCGGATTCATAACCCGTAAAGTTGTGCTTGCCCAAGATAGGAGAATTCTCGCCAACCGCAGGAAAAGGTATAATACCCTCAACCAAGTTGTCGAGATAGTTCGTCGTTTTCCACAGCCCTCTTTTATAAAGTTGGTTGCGGAGCGATACGAGCGAAATTATCTCCTGAGCGTCTTTCTGTTGTGTTGGGAAAACTCTTCGGACTCGAACGATGGAAACATCTTCGCCCTTAAAGTAATCCTTTCCGCAACTCTCTCTGAAATTACCAGTCCAGAAAGACTTGCTAGCGTTTACTCGGAACCCAAAAGTCTCGAGTTCGCTAACAACAGAGCGCACATAGCGCACGGGGACAATAATATCATCCCCATACGTGCGCACCTGGCCCCGCAGCGACTGAACGTCGCTTTGGGTCAGTGGCCTTCTTAGCTCTCGCTCTATGCCTAGGAATATCACTGTCATAAAAACCAGTGACTCCATGGGAAAGCAGAGGGCTGAACCCATAGACGCAAACTTCGCAAGACGGATGATTTTATTTCCGAACTTGGGAGGAATGACAGCTTTACGGGAACGACACGCATCAACAGCCTCACGCAAGTGGGGGTGATTTTGCAGCATCGTCCTGACAAGCTGATTGGAAACGCGGTCAGATGCTTCACTCAGGTCGAGTGTTGCTAGGTCCCCAAAGAGGGAACCAAGGCGGGCAAGCTCCTGATTAGGGGAGCTGCTCTTCCAACTGATAAAGTGGCGTGCATTGTCATTAGCACTAACCGCTTTCTCGAACGACTCCAGCAAACCCTGCTGTGCATATTGCATGGCAGTAGGTTCGATGGCAATAATTCGAGGCGTTTTCAGCGTTTTAGGAACGAGAGTAACCTTGACGGGTCGCTCTCTTCCGGGTTCGAGGAAGTCAACACGGTTAAGGTCATCGAAGTATTTCCAATGCGGAAGTAAAAACTTCCCCGCTGGGAACACCTCTTCGAGCCTCTCGGTCCACTCGGTCTGATTGTACTTTTGGTTACCCTTAAGTCGATCAGCGGTGGCACCGGGTCCGTGCTTTGGGAGAATCTCATAGTTGGCAACGTCGTTATCGACTGCCGCAAAGAGGTCAGCCCAAAGCAAGCGTGACACGCGATGAAAGTCCTCAGTTTCCTGAGGTCCCCTCGCAGCGTCTGCTTGTTTGATATCCTGCTCACACTTGATGAAACCATCGATGGCCGCACTCTCTCGCGCATCACTGCACGGAAGTAAAATCTTACCGAACATCAGCGTAAGCTGACGCACGGCATAGATCGCGTCCACCGATGGATTATCAAGAAGAAGACCAGTTCCACGGTCGAACACAAGATCAAGGAAACCCCCGAGAAAACGAGGGAGACCGCCTCTGAAAGAGAAACTCTTAAAGAGGTCGTGATCTACACGTCCAGCTGCCAGACCTTTTTGGAAGTCTGTGCAGAAGTTCGGTAGGGTGATCGTCAAAAACGACTCACCTTCATGTTCGACGCGAGCCACGACGGTTTTAAAGTCGCGGCTGGTGCTGGTGCAACACCAAGTGGCCAGTTCATTAGCCACTTCCTGCCAGAGTAACGTAAGGCTTTTCAAGCGGGCTCCTAATAGAGTTCGGCTGTCCTGTCCATTACAGTTACTGATTCAAAAGAAAGTCCTAGGTACTAGTTCTCGCCGCCCAAGAGCTGCGTGAGCTTGGCACCCGAAGATGCAGTCAGCACGGCCAGAAAGCCGTCAGCTGCCTGCTTCAGTTCTGTGTTCGTGTAGCCTGCCGCAGGCGCGTCGACGACGAGATAAACACTCGCCGAAAACTTCGTGTTAACGGTAGGCAGCAACGGATCAGCACCGATCTTCGACACATCAAGGCGGATGGTCCTGCGCGTACGTTTTCCGTACGAGTGGGACACAGATTCGCGGGTCAGCCCGTCGGCCGAGGTAAAGACGCCAGTATTGACGCCAGAACTCGTACGAGGGAGTGAGATCGCGACCGCATTGATGGTTACGGACTGGGGATCAGCAAAAGACATGGAATTACTCTTTTCGGTTGATAGAGGACACAGCAGATCTTGCTGATAAGTCCAACAGAAACCACGCCTTGTAAGGAGTGATTCCAGTTCAGCATCTTTGGTTAGAGATGCCTAGGGCCCCGGCCAATGCCGAGGGCCCCAAGGATGGCAGACTGGCGCCCGGTCAGGGCGGCCATGTCAAAGCCAAAACCAAATGGGGTTGCTCTGTAGCGATTCTTCG